AAACGTTGCAACAGAGGCCGATTTCGGTCGAATGAGTTACAAGTTGACGCATAATAATCGGACAACTGTGCGTCCAAATGAAATGGGTGGAATTCATGGCGCACTTAAAGCCGTTGTTGCCCCCTTATTGGATATTCTCAAACCGTCTCGCAAAGAGAATGTTGTTGGAAATGCGCGAATGTATGAAAATGCGCGAATGCCGGTCCCGGCTGCAGTTACAGCCACATTCAATCCGGCCGATCGTGCACCAACCACAATCAAAGAGACAACTGTCGGACTCGTTGGGTTTAACCATCTTAATGTGGAACGTCAGGCCGCAGCAGGTTATTTAATCTCTCAGAATACACCAGAAGATACAGAACGTGCAACCACCAGTAAAGATTATTTAGGAGTTGCTGGTGGCGGGGTGAACCGTATGGGAAATGGACTCTATAATGCGGCGTATAATCAGCGCAATAATGTCAACAAGACATACAAAAACATTACCAATCACGGATCGATGTCGCTCTTCAACTCGAATACCAATGTTCAGATTGATAGGTTGGACGCAGATCGTGTCAATAATCGCACAATGTCAATGACAAATGCCCCCTCTTCTATTCCTAGTATTGATATTTACGGTAAGATGACAATGCCTCAAAGTTATGACGAAAGTAAGTTGAACGAGAGAATCCAACCCGATATTTTAAATGCATTTAGACAAAACCCGTATACGCACAGCCTTCAGACGTATTAACCTCCCCCCTCCCCACCCCGAATATTATGATGACGTAATATAAAAATATTTATCCATCATAATATAAGCAACAGTTATTTTATAACAGTATACATTAGTATATCCTATATAAATGAAACTCTCAGAGTTTTTCCAAGATAAATACACAGTAATATTTATACTGATTTTAGTGTTATTAGTAAGCGTCTGGGTTTCGCGAACCTATCGAAATGGTATATTCAATGGTTGGATCGCGCCATCGGAAAAATATGGAACTGGTGTAATTGAAGGTTTCGATCAATCAGCAGCTTTACCTACTATTTTAGATAGATATACGGCATCCACGCACGGTCCAAATCCAGCAGTTACATCGGCCGCGCCCGGCGAATTGGTATTAAATAAATGCGAACTTATCGTGAATAAAGAAACCACGTTTCGATTTATATTTAAACCGAATGTAAGTTCGACAACTGGAGAAGGACGGACGTTTACAATTTCAATTCCACAGAGTTATATACAAAATACTACGAAAGATGGCGTAGTCATAACATTAAGGAGACATACTTCATTTCCTTCTGGAACCAGAACTATTGCTGATTTTACTAGTGCGGAAAAGGGCGCCAGTTTTGTGGAAACGCCTACATCATCCAATATTACATTGACACGTCCTTCTGATGCGGGAGATGTTACAATTGTATGCACGATAAAACCCGAAACACAAATTATATCAGAACCGACGACGATTTATACTCTTGAAATAACCAAGTTGAAATGGGTCAGCACATTTAGCACTCCTCCGACTGGTTCGTCGCTTGTTACGTTATCAAGTAGTATGGAGACTGCGGTCGATAAACGATTGGTCGCAATTCAGTTATGGAATGGAAGTGATGCAACCAAACAAATAAAGATATTTGAAAATGCAAGATTTGACTTGAAACCCGAGTTTGGACTGTGTCGTAAAATTACTACAACGCCATTGGCCGAGTTATTTGAACGCGATGATTCAACTACGGTGTCTACTACAAGAAGTCAAACTGTTTTAAAACTGAAGTTCATGTTGACAAATCCATTTGCACCGTTAGATTTGATGATGATACAACTGCCGAATTTGACTGGAATTGATGGTGTAAATTTCGGTGTGAAAATTGTGCAAGGTAGTAATACATTCGCGTCATTTCAAGACCAACAATTTCGTTCAGGTTTATCTGGAGGAGTATTACCTTTTGCATCATTTAAGATGGCCAGAGGTTCCGACCCGGTAATTGCAAATACATTGGCCACTCTGATTCTATATGGTTTGCGCACTCCGGAGACCGTCGTTCAAAATACAACAACGGGTGTAAAAATACGCACATTTTCATCGGTGACGATTGAACAACCTACTGTGGAGTATGGATTTTCAACTACAAACTTTTTAGATGCAGGAGAATATTCATTTCCAGCAATTGCCTCAAAATCATCGGTGACTACTTCTTCTGGAACATCTGGAACTGCGTCAGATGGAACAACGTATGTGACATCAGCATCTTCATCTGTCCTGATTTCCGATGTGAAACGCCAAATGAATTGGGCGATTGATGCGCAAAAGGAATATGAATCGGCCTATAAAGCACTTCGCGCGGCTATGACGACAACCGCAAAAACAGATGCACAGTTGAGATATGACAATGCAATCGCGTTAAGAAACCGTCTTATTTCGAGTCATCCTGATTCATGGTATGACGGTGCAAATTGGCGGTATGGAGATGATGGTCATGTTCGTAAATGTGTTGAACCGTCAAATCTCTCGAGCAATGAAGGAAACTGTCAAAATATATTCCGAACGGACGCGAGTGGAAATATAGTAAAATCGGCCGACGGCAATAATATCCTATTGATGAGAAAATGCCCGTGGAAATGTAATAACCCCGGACAGTCTGGATCCGATTCTTGTCGTATTGATGCAGATTGTTTGAAAGTTATACGCTGGGCAACATATTTGCCAGATGGAACCCAGATTGAAAGGAATTTACTGGCTTCAACACGGACCAGTTATGATGACATTGCTAAGAATTCGGACACATCATTAGACGAAGATGACATATATCGCCGTGGGATTACACGCAACTTTCGTGGTTATGGACAAAGAACGAATAATCCTGTTTCTAGTAAAAGCACTTCTATGAACAGTCCCGGACTATTTGGGACGATCCGTGATGCAGCCGGGAATGTTATTCGCACTATTAGTAATTGGGTAGACCCGAATGATCCTGCATCCAATCGTCGGACAAACCGCCATAATGCGTATTACTATGAAGATGGATCACCTGCCGCAACGGCGTATCTTGGAATGTATAATGGACAAGAATATGAAGAAGAATCGCCATTTTATGCGGCGTCCAAACCTACAAATTACTATTATACTACCAATTACTACTATAGTGATGCAAATCCGGGTGAAACTTCTACGACAAACAACCCACAAGAACCCCAGTCCCAGTCTAATGTTAAACCATACGAGCAAATAATTAATTTATAAGTAAGACAAAAAAATAAGACAATAATTGAATTAAACCCAGATTTATCATTATTACCAATACCTACCACCCCGATTGTAATAATGACAACTTTAGTAGATCTCCCTGATTTTCATAAATCCATCCATAATAAATTGGATGTATTCATAAAGAACCGAAAAATCCCAAACATAATATTTTATGGTCCTCATGGTTCAGGTAAAACATATATATTAAATCGTTTTATTTGCTCGATTTACAGTGGAGATAAAATGGCTATGAAAAATTACGTGATGCGCGCGAATTGTGCGCATGGTAAAGGTATTCGTTTTATTCGCGAAGAATTGAAATTTTTTGCAAAGACAAACATTGACTTCAAAGAAGGGGCTATTTTCAAGTCAGTTATATTGACAAACGCCGATAAACTAACGATTGATGCACAATCTGCGCTTCGTAGATGTATTGAATTATTTAGTTCATCCACACGGTTTTTTATTGTAGTTGAAAACAAAGATAGTCTACTCAAACCCATTCTCTCTCGCTTCTGTGATATTTATATTCCGCCACCGGTTGTTACATTATCGCAGGATATAGACACGGATACGACAGTTTCACCAGGATCCCCTGTAAATTTACATACATTCTTTGCAGACTATGCATGCGATACATATAAAATTATGAAAGCCAGAGATTATTCATTGAAAGATTTGATTCAGGTCCATCCGAGTTATCTAGAAAGTGCAACGAACGAGATGCACGATAAATTACCTACTACAGAAGAATATTCGAAAATATTGGATCTGTCCATATTATTGTATGAGCAAGGATATTCGGCTTTAGACATTATTGATTTTGTCCATACGTATCCATCTATGAATCAATTAAAAAGATACGAACTTCTTATTATGTTTGATAAAGTGCGAAAAGAGTTTAGAAATGAGAAATTGTTGATATTATATTTGCTTCATTTCATCGTATTTCGTTGTAATATGATTTTAGAAAATATTTCATTTATGTAATACTCCGTAATCCGTTTCTTATTTTTCATTGCTACCTCACATCAGGCATGGATGATTATTCTGTAACCTCTCTCTACGAGTCTAAAAACGAATGGGCGTCGCGTCTTGTCAATATTCTTACTCCGTTGATTCAAGAAGGGTTTCGTTCTATCTTTGATGAATCTGTAAAACTGTGTATTGGAAATAAAGAACAAGATAAATACCTCATGACATTCCAAAACCTTCTCACGAGGGTTCCCAAGTGGAATCCGAATATCATCAAAGAGGAGACTGACCGAATTAAGGAGCGTAGCACGTGTGGATATTTAGAAGATTTAATAACATGTGTGCACATCATTCATTTGAAATGTATGACGGTTATGCGTGTGGGAAGTAAACAAAAGAAAGTGGATATAAAGATACCGCATCTCTCGGATTTCATTCACAAGATCTACGTCAATAGTGCACGAAAGTTGTATTCCAACGTCTATATTTTTGAGAAAGGCATTCCTCCTCTTCATACCCAGCGTAACAATCGCGAATTTGAGATCATTGTGAAGGAGTGTATCTATAACACGATTCGCGATAATATTCCCGTTGAAGACCTGATTAAGATGTATTTAGAAGAAACCATCGAAGATGTGGTTGAAGTCACCGAAAATGAGGAGGTGATCAAACAAGAACCTATTCTCTCGGAAGAGGACGCTAATCTCTCGGCAAGGCGACGAACACATTCATCCACGCGCCGGCGCAAACATCGCGAAAATGACCGCGACCGTGTAGTGAGTGAAGATGGGGAAAGTGGAGATGGGGGGGAACCTGCCGCACCGATCGAAAATTTAGACTTTGTTGGCGAGTTAAATGGAAGTAGTAGACCCGAAACAACGACAGAATCAAACTCGATTAATGTCGCAAGTAATGGCGTATCATTCGGAGAGAATGAAGTGCGAACATTTGAAACGGATTCGAGCGAGAGAAAGAACGAGTATATGACCGACGACGCCGATGCCGATGCCGACGCCGATGCCGATGATGATGACGATAGTGGGCGAATCAAGATTGGTGGAGATATCAAATTAGATACACTGGATATTCATACACTGAATGATATGCAGACGATTAATGCACCGCCACTATTGGATGATATAGAGGTGTTGGCGTAATAATCGGTTTAAATAGAGAATTCGTTTATAATTTATATCATAATGGAACAAATTATAAACTACTGGAATAAGCAACCTTGTAATATAAAGCATTCTTCTTCCGAAGTTGGCACAAAAGAATACTTTGAAGAAGTCGAGAAACGGAAATATTTTGTCGAATCACATATTCCCGAGTTTGCTGAGTTTGATAAATGGAATGGTAAAAAAGTGCTGGAAATTGGGTGTGGTATCGGAACAGATGCAGTCAATTTTGCCAAACAGGGTGCCGAATATACCGGGATTGAATTATCTGCAAGGTCACTAGAAATCACGAAAAAGCGGTTTGATGTGTTTGGTCTGAAAGGTTCTTTTTTTAATCTAGACGCACAAGACTTGGATGCTTTATCGAAAGTTGGTAAAGATTTCGATTTGATATATTCATTTGGGGTGATACATCATTCTCCCGACCCCCAAAAAATAATAGACAACTGCCTACATATACTGAAACCAGATGGTACACTTAAAATTATGGTATACGCTGAACAATCTTGGAAAAAGATAATGATCGATAGTGGATTAGACCAATATGAAGCACAATCGAACTGTCCAGTTGCATTTACCTATACGAATGACCAAGTGTATCAGATGTTCAGTCGTTGTAAGAATATTAAGATTCGTCAAGAACATATTTTCCCATACAAAATATCGGAATACAAACAATACCAGTATAAAAAGGAAGAATGGTTCGAGCATATGCCACAAGAGATATTTAGGACACTAGAACAAAAATTAGGATGGCATTTGTGTATAACGTGTCAAAAATAATACACAATGGTATAGTAGTAGAGTAGAGTAGAGTAGAAGGCTGCGATGGAGGATGATCCGGACATGAAGTGGTATGACAATATTTTTATTATTGACCTGTTGATATTTATATTTTCATTTGCATTTTTAGGAATCGCAGGTCTGGTTATGTATATTTGTTATCCTCCAGTTTTGATGGCGTTCCAGACATAGTCGACGAATTCGTATAATTCATCATAAATAAGTGATTTTCTATGTATATACGTCTATTTAGAGTTATATACATGATTGACTCTACTAAAATGTTTGTCATTGGTCTCGTTGTAGCCGTCGTGTATTTTTTACTGAAATTTATGGAAATGCGATTTGTTGATCCTGAAAATCAAAAACCAGTGAAAGTATTAATACGCGATTGTATCATGGTTTGTATTTCAACTGTGATCGGTCTATTTGTTTTAAACCAATTTGAAAATATCGGCAGTTTCGGCAGTGGTGGCGGTGGCGGTAGTGGCGGTGGCGGTAGTGGCGGCGGTGGCGCTGCTGCAGTATTTACAGATACGCCAGGATTTTAATCTAATCTAAATGTTCATGATCCGCGGACAATATCACAGGAGATGTAGGAGAATCATCGGACGATGTATCTTCTGTTTCTTCTCTCTCCGGATGGGTTACCGCCACCCCATTATCGTAATAATGTTTTCCAACCCTCTTTAAGTTAGACAACATCAACCACCAAGCCTCAAAGTAGGAGTGTTCAATGTATTTCAGATCGGGTGACCATTTTTCACAAAATGCACGAACTCTCTTTGCAGCAATCGCATTTTTATACTGAGGCATCGACGGAAAAAGGTGATGTTCAATCTGAAAATTGAGGTATCCCATAATCCATGCCACCATTTGTGATTTTGTAGAAATATTCACGGTGTGATCCAGTGCATACTCAAACCAGAGAAGATGTTTGTCTTCAGGAATAACACTAGTAAATGAATGCGAAAGAGAGAAATGTCCGAAAAGGTAGATAAAATTCCAGAAATTTACGATCATCAAGAGAAAATAACACCATAATAATCTGCCATTGCTGCCTCTATAAAAAATAACAGGTAACGCAATATGAGATCCCGCCATACATACGGTTTCAAATGCGGTTTCTAGACATACTTCTCTCGTTTTGGCCGAACAAAGTCGGTGAAACACCTTCTTCGGATGAAGATAATATGTCCAAAATAGATGAACAAAGACGCCATTCACGATAGGCAAAAATGTCCAGGCCTGAAGTCGCATCCACCATCGATTCATAAATCGCGCACTCACTTTTCCATTTGTGTTGTCTTCAAATGCACGATCAAAAAACGCCACGAAGGGTGTTGTATCCAGGTCGATATCATGTTTCACTTTCTGCGGGGTTGCGTGGTGTTTTTGATGCATCGAGTTCCATACCGAAGAACTGACTCCGCCGCCGAATCCCATCGTAAACGTTTGAATTGCGCGGTCAATCGGGCGGATACCCGTGAAACTCAAATGTCCGCATTCGTGTTGCACCCAACCACAACGAGTCTTAAATGCGATGAACGAGAGAATGGATGCGTAAATATTATACGATGCGAACCATGTTCCTAGACTGAAATAAAATGCGAGTTCCAATAGACGGAAATAAACGTGGATATAATCCGGTTCAAAGCATCCCTGGTTGATGAGGTCGGCGCGCATCTCTCGGAAATCCGTCGTCATTTCTTGCTGGCGTTGTGTGAGTAAATGCGAATGTTCGAGAAGCGCGTCAGCGCCGCCGTCACCGTCGCCGTGATAGACCGGCAATGATCGAAGAATCTTGGTTGCTTTGGTAGATCGATGATGAAACTCGTGGAATACTTCAGTTGCGTCAGGCGAATTCTTTGCATAATGAATAATATTGCCGCCAGGATGTTTAAAATCGGTGATATCGTATGTAACGCCGTCAATTTTGATTGTATCGCGCGCCATCGTATCGTATATACAATGACAATAAATAAATAACAGTCGTAGCGTTTATATAGATTACAACTGCGGATGCGTAAACATATATCCAAATACTTATTTTTACTATAATACCGTGTATAAACATAAAAATTGATTTGTTATGTTTACGATAAGTTGGATGCATCGTTCGTTTATTCGTTCATTTGCACTGTAATGTCGTCGTCGGTGATTGTCAACCCTGAATCTGTCTCTGTCTCGGTCTCCTCGTTGCCGGTCGTTAATTCCAATAAAGAAGAATACTGGCCTCGCACCCTTGACGCCGTTCGCGAATGTAATATCTCATATTTGAACGACAAATGGTCGGAAGATATGATTCGTGATGGAATGCGCGCGATTATTCGCGTTGGCAATTTACCCGAAGTGCAAAACAAGGAAATCGATGTTTGGACATATCTTTCGAACTACAGTCCGCCAGGCGATCGCGGATTCATGTTCAGTTATGGTGATGATCGCATCGTGACACTTGTCGGTGAAAATATGGAAACAGGGCATTCTGGCGCAAGCATGGGATGGACCATGAGGAATATCGAGTTTATTGCGAAGAACGGACTTCCTGCACATCGGGCAAGGTTTCTGAACAACCGCCGGAATAATTAGGCAATGTATCCACGTTCATTAGAATATGGGTGTTTCTACCGTCTTTGAGGAATTTTGCGGATATTGCTGCATGCTTCTTATATTTTTTATACGTTATCTTATACGTATCAAACAACGGATTATGAATCTCGTTCGACGGATTATGCCCATGAACTGACCGAGAGATCATCTTATACAATTTGAAATCAGGATACCTCTCTTCACCATTTGATTTATAGAGAATATTTCGCCCCTTATCATCTGTTGTCCATTTCACAACCAACTTGATAATCGGGTCCGATTTACACAGTTTCTCCACCTTGCGCAGATCATAAATGAAATAATCGAAAAGGGCGCATGCAAATCGGCACAAATCAAAACTAAAGTTCGGTTCTACTTTGGGTTTATCTGGATTATAATAAGGCGGAAAATTGTATTGGGTTGCCGCGTCTCCTTTCGGATGAAAACTGTCACTGCAAATCAATTGACCGCGGAATTTGTAGATTGCACGACCAAAATCAATGATTTTAAAAATGCGACCGTATGTAGGAACCTTATAATACTGATCTTCGTAGAGATAGTAAATGAACTCTTCGGTGGTTTCAATAAACATTACATTATTTGTATGAAGATCATTGTGCGTGAATTCAAACATTTTTTGATACATGACAAGTGTCATAATCACTTGAAATAGAATCGACGACCACTCTTCCTTTGTCAATTCATCCGTCATCATTATACGATCCAGTGTGCTTATACATTTTTCAAGAAGGATTGCCTGAATAGGAAAGTCTTTTATTTTCACGATGATTTGCTCATCGTCGCTATCGTAGCTTCCGTCGTCGGTTTCGGTCTCGTCGTCGTCGTCGTCGTCGGTCTCTGCGCCGCCATTATTTTTATCAAATGTTGAATCGTCTACTTGAATAGACTCACTCTTGTAGTTTTCGTCATCATCATCACTTATCGTAGTATAAGATGAGTTGGATTGAGATGATGAATCTGAATCACTCACATCATCGTGGTCTCTTGTTTGATTTTTGGGTTGTAATGCGGTGGTGGTAGTAGAAGCAATATCTGTTGCATCATTTACATTCAATTCAACATCTTCTACAGATATATTTGGTTCTTCATTCACAACAGTCGAAACCCCCATATCGGTGACTTCAATCGGCGTAATTGTTTCTGCATCCAATATGTTGATTCGGGTTTTCATATTATAATAATCTTCCTCGTTTTGTAGATAATTATCGGTTACACCGGTTGAACCAATGAGCGGTTTCATCTTGTTTCGGATCTTCATCAACTTACTAATATTCACATCCGAGAGATCACCGTCGATGTCATCTCCAAATTGAGAATAGTCAATCGTAAAAAGGTCGTTTTCATAGTTATTGAAGAAAGAACACCCGACGAGATAATCAATATCATCAAATACATTCGTGGAAAATTCTCGTTGTTTACACAAATAACTGCCATAATAATCGACGCCATGAACGATTCCATGTGTGTGAAGTGCACGACTTGTTAAATACGAAAAGAAACCATCCACATAGGATGTATTGTTCGTATTCAGAATCTTCTCTTCACAATCATCTAGCGTAGAATTATATTTAGGAAGAGCGCGGGTCTTATTCTGATGAACCTGATATTTACCCGAGAGATAACGAATCGGGTCTAATAATGGTGAATACTTCACAAATATGGGGACATTGTTTGTGTTTCCATTATCATCTGCAATCACTGTTTCTAAATGATTTAGAGAGCGAATGTCGCGGTCGCGGTCGTCCGAACGGTCACTCTCCATAATTTGTGATGGATGCGATATAATATTTTGTAAGTAATACTTTTGATTCAACTGAATACCATTATAGTTGATATCATTGAGATCAAAGAATCGTGAATAAATAGGAATATAATTCTGGATATCATACAATAAAGCCGGTTCAATTGTATCCGGCGTATATTTATGTTTTCTGTAATGAAGTTGAAATGCGGTTGCATTGGTCGAAGACATGTTTGTTTGTTCCTAAATGAAATGTAATATGATTGATAAATAGAAGTTTTATATTTATTTTAAACGGGCAATCATTCCATTCCATTCGTAAAATGAAACAAATAATAATATATCCAATTTTTATTACATCATACCAACATGAATCTAGAACTTGCCAAATTCGATATGAAAGCAATCAGTTTTCGTCCAGATGAAAACAAGGGTCCAGTGATCGTTCTCATTGGACGTCGTGATACCGGTAAAAGTTTTCTTGTTCAGGATCTCATGTTTCATCATCAGGATATTCCGATTGGAACAGTCATCTCCGGAACAGAAGCCGGCAACGGTTTCTTTGCTGCACATGTGCCCAAACTCTTCATTCATGATGCGTATAATACCGCAATTATCGAAAATATTCTCAAACGTCAGAAAGCAGTATTGAAGCAGGTGAAGAAGGAACATGATATGTATAAAAAATCATCCATTGATCCGCGCACATTTGTTGTGTTGGATGACTGTTTGTATGATAACAAATGGACGAAGGACGTGATGATGCGCCTCCTCTTCATGAACGGGCGTCATTGGAAGATCATGTTAGTCATCACAATGCAATATCCGCTCGGTATCCCTCCAAATCTCCGCACCAATATCGACTACGTTTTTATTCTGCGTGAACCATATATTGCGAACCGTAAGCGAATCTATGACAATTATGCAGGTATGTTCCCCACTTTTGAGAGTTTTTGCCAGGTGATGGACCAGTGCACCGAGAATTATGAGTGCCTCGTCATCAATAATAACGCGAAATCGAACAAATTACAAGACCAAATCTTCTGGTATAAGGCGCAACAGCACGGTCCTTTCAAGTTGGGCAGTAAGGAATTCTGGGAAATCTCGAAAAATCTCGGTTCTGACGATGAAGGAGAGCAAGCGTATGATCCAAATGCTTCGAAAAACAGTAAGGCGCCCAAGATTAATGTCAAGAAGAGTAAGTGGTGATGGGAAGCGCTCACGAATTGGCGAGAGCGGTTCTCCAAATTGAGAAGCGGTTTACCGAAATTAGCATTTTTACCGTATTTTCGCAGAAACTTGCTCTCGGCGATATGAGAGCAAGCGTCATTTTTGCTGTTGCTTTTATAAAACCGCTTTTAATATATGAAAGCAACTGATATCCGACACATCGCTTTCGCAATATTGTTTTTTATTTATAAAAGCGACCATATTCTACCCATCGCTTTTATAAAACCGTTTTTAATTTTTTAAATCAACACTGCAACTTCAGAACAATCTCATATTTATATCATTCAATACATCCGACAAGTCAAATCCAGGTTTGTTTGGATTATAACGTATGATTACGTAACCTCGATTATTAATGAATTCTTCTCTCGCCATCTCCTCCGCGACAGACCGGTCGCTATGTCCGTATTCATCACATTCTACAACAATTTTATTGTGCGTGAAGCACAAGTCTACTCTATACGGTCCAATCTGAAACTGACGCGACATGGCACAAGCTCCACTATACGCATTTTCAATAAACCCGATGGTCTGACCTTCGATGCACATTGGGAATTTGACAACTTGTATTTGCTCTGACGCTGAAACAAGGTATTTGGTTCTGAAATTAAATGAGTTCTTGAAGAGTTCAAATGCTTCTTCCGTAAGCATATATACGATACGGTTATGTCCGCCGTGTTTATTCGGTTTACCGTCAGATGTGACCGGATATTTTATATAATGGACATTCTCTCGGTAGTTCTTCTCCAAGTTTCTTATTATGTTGATTTTTTTAGTATTGAATTCGGATACCAACTCCTCCAAATCGCGCGTGAATTCCGGCATGTTGTAAAAACGGTGTATTATATATTACAATTATCCACGGTCTAATTATTTCAATTTTATCTTGCTTTATTTTCTACTACACTATTTAAAGTTATTATATTCGTTATTCTTGCCCATATAAATATTTTGTATTGTATGTTCACTTGTAATTTTAATAATATTTTAACCACTATTAGCGATTACTAATCGCTATAGTCGTCAAATAGTATAATGCTCTTTAAGAGTGCATTTATATCACCAAAGAGATTAACTGAACGATTTTTTATTTTTTTATATAAAGTTTGTCTCATTTTTCTTTTCGGTCGGTGTAACCTCTACAGATATCCACCGCCAAAATGAGTCGAAGTGTCAAAGACAAAACAGTCTTCAACGATTATTATTACTGTGTTGCTCACTCGGTGTAGTGTAAATACACACAGTAATAATATATTGTTTGTTCTTAGTGAACTAATTCAAATACTAATCAACATTATCCATTTCATTCGCTCCTGCACCGGCCAACTTCGACAATCCGTGGTCGCTATGTTTATCCATAACGACATCCTCGCTCTCAAAGAGTTCCTTCCTCATCTCTTCGACAGTCATAGTCACTGACGCCGAGTCATCACCAGCATTCCAAATACCACCGCCGACACTCTCACTTGCATCCACCACGAGATCACGAGGTTTTGCATCCACCAATGTCTCACCATCCGTTGCCAACATCTGCGTCAACTTATTTCCGCTCTCCTTCGCCAACTTGATATTCTCCTGAATCGCCTTGGCTTTCGTGTCCTTGACACGCTTATCAAACTCAGTCTTGGCCTGGTCCTCGTTCTTCTTCTTCTCCGACATCAACTGATTTAGCGTCTCCTCCATATATTCAACACGCCCAGTCTTGTATGCATCAGGGTGAAATGGAACCCACATCCCCACAGGTCCGACGAATACATCGTGGTTGGGATCCACCTCACGCAACATCTGGCAACGCAACTCGGCCTCCTTCTGCGACCCGAATACACCACGCACCTTCAGTCCACGCACGGTCGTCTGGAAGTTGTGCTTCTCATTGAACTCGTTTTCGATATCGTCCTCGTGCTTATCCAAAAAAGACTTATATTCATCGTAAATATTTGTCTTTTGAAGAATCTCCTTCTCTTCTTTAGCGAACTCTTGAAAATCGGCCGATATTTTGTCAAAATTAATGTGGTGCTTAAATGATACGAAATTAAGAAACTGGATGAACTTCTCCATCGACTTCTGATAATCCCAGTAATGAAGAAACTTCTCAAAAAAGAAATGATCCTTCTGTTTCAAAATGTGTTCTGGAGAAACAAAAGAAAGACACGCAAACTTTTGTCCGGCAATCGGTTTGTCTTCCTCTAACAAGTCGATATATTTAGGATTAACATTGCCGTTATGGGTATGCTTTAGTTCAACGCCTGAAGGGGGTGGAAATGACATAATGAAGCGCGGAAATGAATAACCTTTTTGAATTATAATATACTAGGTTATACTTTATTTAAGTGTTTTAACGCATTTCATTTCATTCTATTTCATTCTATTTCATTTTAATTTCTTCTTATTATTTATAATAAATCCCTCAATGTCTGGAGTTTTTGATTTAGGCGAACTCGTTAAGAGAACCATCAAGTATTTAGTGGAAGGTGTTATGGTTGCTATTGCAGCCTACGCCATCCCTAAACGCAGTTTGTCATTTGATGAGGTTGCATTGATTGCTCTTACGGCTGCTGCTACCTTCAGTATCCTCGATACCTATGTCCCGAGTCTTGCAGTATCTGCAAGGACTGGCGCTGGTTTCGGTATCGGCGCCAACCTCGTTGGATTCCCCACACCTCTTCGTGTATAAATATAACGGGACACGCTGCTTTACTATAATATATGCTTCAACTAGTATATATTACAGAAATATGGTTATACTACCACAATTCAACGAGTTTCGAACCTGGATAGGATTACCGCCACCTAAAAAAGAAAGTGGTTCAGTTACTGAACTGCGAGAACGTTTTAATTCATATCATGATCATATTGTCGAACGCGATCCTGACCGTTTTAGAATTTTCGTAGTTTTAGCAATTGTTTATATTATTGTTCTTCTTGTTCAACAAAAACGTTATTACTGGTGGTATCCCTCATTCAATCTCACGATACCTAGTTTCGGTAAATCGTTTCCAGATAGTCGCGCCGAAGTCCATATTGTCGTATCCGAATACATTATGAAGCGAATGCCCAGTGATATTGCATTTTTTCGAATGACAGACATGAATCCAGTTTCCGCATTTACATCTCTAATAAAATCAGACGAGATGTTGGTGGAAGAAATGGACCGAATCATCACGAATACCCGTGTCATATTTATAGCGAAAATGATGAAATGGATTTACAATCGGGCGCGACCTGAACAAATTGCACCCGAAATCATCAATGAAAAAAACGGGACATTATTACACTCGGATTCAGCAAATACGCCGGCCTATCCTTCTGGACACGCAATCCAGACATATTATTTAGCCAAAATACTCGCACGTAAATTTCCTGCAAAAACACACTCTATCATGGAAATCGCCACCAAATGTGCGAACATCCGCATCATGGCCGGTCTTCATTATCCAAGTGACCGCGATTTTGGGTGGTGGGTTGTTGATCATTATTTAACAGATACATAACAATTCACTGCACCTGACCTCATGTGGGAGGTGTTTTCTTTTTTACAAGATCAGTCATTAATTTCTCATAATTTACATTCTTTTTTTCAATATCACTATAACCGGCGCGTTGTATTACGCATAATGGCGTAATTAAATACCACCGGTCTTGACATTGAAGACGTTTCCAATATGAATCACACGCATACGCCGTAATATTTCCTGGATTGGATATAAGTTCTTTAAGTCCTTCTTCGAAATTGTGAATTAGTTTATCATAATAACGACTACATACGAGGTAAGCACCGGTAGTTTTACAATTCCCTACTCTAAAACAGAAGGACGATTCTATCTTGAAAGGTGGATAATTGTTTCCAGAAAATAATACGACATCCCACTCATCGCGAAACCGCGAAAGAAACGATGTGACTTGATGAACTAATATTTCAGGATGAATAATTAACGCATCATCTTCTAATATCAATACATGATCCCATCCATTCTCCTGTGCCATACGCAGGCACTCGATATGACTTTTGGTGCACCCAATTGCACCATTTTCTTCGTCTTTAACTGCAGAAAACCGCGGAACAGGTGTAAAAGAAAAATCTTTTGGATAAAGTGATGTTAACTCTTCGAAATGCCTTTCAAATAATTCGCGCCGGTCATTTCGCGAGTCCAAATTAATATAGATAGCGCGTTTTATATCTGCAAATGAACGAAGCATAACACAAATGCAATAAATAATATAATGAAAGGAGATTATTTATACTGATTTACTTGTTATGATAATGAATGAACTTAAAAACGAAAACATACATCATAATAATATTATATAATCATGATAACAATAACAATAATGGGCGGGTTAGGAAACCAATTATTTCAAATATTCACAACGATTGCTACGTCATTGCGTAATAAAGATACGTTCTTCTTCATGCAACATGATGAGTTACCTGGGTCGCATGGGTTTTCTCGTTATACGTATTGGTCGACCTTGTTTCGTGGATTAAGAAAATACCTGACTCCATCGACTGATGTCACTGAAAAAATGTTTCAATCATTAGTGCGTTGGGATGAAATAGGGTTTCATTATACGGAATTGCCAAGTGAAACCCTGAAATATACGAAACCACTTCGTCTTCATGGTTATTTTCAAAGTTACCGATATTTTAACGATAAATTCGCGGAAATATGCAATATGATAGGACTACGAGAACAGCAGAATTGGATTAAGAAACTTTATGGGGGCGAATCATGGAGTAGCGAATATTATGGAAATCCTAACAAGAACCGAAAATTAGTAAGTCTGCATTTTCGAATTGGCGACTATCAACATCTATCACATATTCATCCTGTCATAACGGTTGACTATTATTATCGCGCGATCACACATATGGTCTCGGTGTCATCTGATGCGTATACGTTTCTTGTTTTCTATGATCCATGCGATAAGAACACTGTTCTTAAAAACATGTCGGATGTGAAACATCGTTGCGACACCGACATCAACGGACCCGCATATGGTCGCGATATTCAGTTTCATTTCGTCCGTGAAACAATAGTTGATTGGCAGCAGATGCTTTTAATGAGTGTGTGCGACCACAATATTATTGCCAATAGCACATTTAGTTGGTGGGGTGCGTATCTCAATGCGAATCATGGGAAGGTCGTCTGCTACCCGAGTGTATGGTTTGGATCCGGTATTTCTCATGATACACGTGATCTGTTTCCGGAGTCGTGGGTGAAGGTGGATGTTTGATGTGATTGTGATTGATGAACTGGATCCGCACTCATGGTGTAGCGATAAATTCCCAATCCAATTCAATACATATCTTCTTCCATATCTGATCTTGTTCGATCCGTT